GGTGGATATGGTAGAATGTTAAGATCTATAGAGTGTTTGTATGATGGAGCTATAATTCTTGGTACTGATAAATTGCTTAAATGGGAGATGGCTAAAAATATGATACGTCCTAAAAGTGATTTTACTAAAGTTAAAATGAACTATGCTATTGTTGCGCCTAGAATGTACAACGGTAAAATTGATTCATTAGTAAGACGTATAACTGGTTTTGCTGACATGATTCAATTAACCCATTTAAAGTTACAACAAGTATTATCAAGAATGGTTCCAGATGGGGTTTATTTAGATGCTGATGGTTTAGCAGAAGTCGATTTAGGTAATGGAACAAATTACAATCCACAAGAAGCGTTAAACATGTTTTTCCAAACTGGTAGTATTATAGGTAGATCATTTACTAGCGAAGGTGATATGAACCCAGGTAAAGTTCCTATTCAAGAAATTACATCTGGTAGTGGCGGTAACAAAATGCAAGCCCTTATTGGTAATTACAATTACTACTTGCAAATGATAAGAGATGTGACCGGACTTAATGAAGCAAGAGATGGTAGTATGCCAGATAAAAATGCTTTAGTTGGAGTTCAAAAATTAGCGGCAGCAAATAGCAATACAGCTACTAGACATATATTACAAGCTGGTTTGTATTTAACAGCTGAAACAGCAGAATGTTTGTCTCTTAGAATATCTGACATTATAGAATACTCACCAACGAGAGATGCTTTTATTCAAGCTATAGGAGCTCATAACGTGGCAACTTTAGAAGAAATGTCAGAATTACATTTGTATGATTTTGGTATATTTATAGAATTACAACCAGATGAAGAGGAAAAAGCAGTATTAGAAAATAATATACAAATGGCTTTACAACAGCAAAGNATAGAACTTGAGGATGCTATTGACCTTAGAGAAATACGTAATATTAAATTAGCAAATTCATTGCTTAAAATACGTAGAAAAAAGAAAGAGGCAAAAGACCGACAGTTACAAATGGAGAACATACAAGCTCAAACGCAATCTAACACTCAGGCCGCTCAAGCTGCAGCGCAAACGGAAGTTCAAAAGGAACAGGCTTTAGCACAAGGAAAAGCCCAATTTGAACAAATGAAAGCGCAGATCGATGCTCAAAAAATGCAACAAGAGGCAGAGCTTAAAAAAGAGTTAATGGCTTTAGAATTCCAATACAACATGCAACTTAAAGGTGTCGAAGTTGGCGGTATGAAAGAAAGAGAAAAACAAAAAGAAGATCGTAAAGACGAAAGAACAAAGATACAAGCTACACAACAATCAGAAATGATTGAACAAAGAAAAAGTGGAAAACCACCTAAAAACTTTGAGTCCGCAGGTAATGATATACTAGGTGGAGGATTTAATTTAGGTGCGTTTGACCCTAGTTAGAATTATTAATTATTATTATATTATATTATGGAAGAAAAAGATGAACAAGTAGTTGAAGAAACTACACAGCAAAACCAACAAGATCCAGGTGATGAAAACGTGGTAAAAGTTGATGAAAGTAAATTTGAATCTGCAGGTGATGACAGTGTTATTAAAGTAGATTTAAGTAAACCAATAACACCAAAAGAAAATGAAACTAAAGAAGATAACGCTGACGACAGCGGAGTGGTTGCAGAGTCTAAAGATGCCGAGCCCACACAAGAACAAGAAGAAATACAACCGGAAGCGGAAGCACAAGAAGCTCCAGTATTAGAAGAAATTACTGAAGATTCTACAGAAGAAGAAGTTGCAGAAGCAGAAGAGAAAATTGAAGAAGCTGTAGCTGAGGCAGAAGCTACTGGAAAACCACTACCAGAAAATATTCAAAAGTTAATGGACTTTATGGAAGAAACTGGTGGAGATTTAAATGATTATGTTAAACTTAATCAAGATTATTCAAAATTAGATGATCAAAATCTATTATACGAATATTACAAGCAAACAAAACCTCATTTAAACAACGAAGAAATTAACTTCCTTATGGAAGATTCGTTCTCTTACGACGAAGAAGTCGATGAAGATAGAGACATACGAAGAAAGAAATTAGCGTTAAAAGAGCAAGTTGCCAACGCTAGAGCCCATCTGGACGGGCAAAAGTCCAAATACTATGAAGATATCAAAGCTGGAAGCAAACTTACGGGTGAGCAACAGAAAGCAATTGATTTCTTTAATAGATATAACAAGGAGTCAGAAGTAAATCAAAAAACAGTTAAAAAGAACTCTGACATTTTTACACAAAAAACTAATCAAGTTTTTAACGACAAGTTCAAAGGTTTTGAATATAACGTCGGTGATAAAAAATACAGGTTTAATGTAAACAATGCTGAAGAGGTTAAAAACACTCAGAGCGATATAAGCAATTTCACCAAAAAGTTTTTGGATAAGAATTCTGCTTTAACAGACGCTAAGGGTTATCATAAATCTCTATATACAGCAATGAATGCGGATGCTGTTGCAAAACACTTTTACGAACAAGGAAAAGCTGACGCTATGAAAGATAGTGTTGCTAAAGCCAAAAATGTTAATATGAACCCAAGACAAAGTCATGGAAAAATTGAAGCAGGTGGTTTAAAATTTAAAGTGTTAGGTGATAATGCTGCTGGTTTTAAGTTTAAAAATAAAAACAAATCATAAATTTAAAAAAATTACAAAATGGCAATTACAAGTGCGAGTGGTATTGATGCTGCTCCAAGAAAACAAACGTTAGCGTCCAATTATGTAGACTTTACGTCTGCAGCTACAGAAGGATGGGCGCAACAATATTTACCAGACCTTATGGAGAAGGAAGCTGAGGTTTATGGTAAAAGAACAATCGCAGGATTTTTAGCTCAAGTAGGAGCTGAAGAAGCTTCTTCATCAGACAGAGTTATTTGGTCTGAGCAAGGTAGATTACATCTAGCGTATACATGTAAGTATAAAGATTCTAATAATACTTATGAAGTAGAAAACGATATGGATGGTAACTCTGTTGGTACTGATCACGGTCTTAGAGTTGGTGATATAGTTATTATGACTAGCGCTAGCGCTACAGCTAAAGGTTATATTTCTCATATTAATGAAGATGGTGATAACGCCGCTGAATTTACAGTGTTAGCTTACGCTGATGACCATATGACTTCTGCTGACGCTTTAAACTCTACAGCTACTACCTCTGAATTACATAGAGTATTAGTTATTGGTTCTGAGTTTGAAAAAGGATCTTCTGCAAGAACAGCTGCAAACACTCCAAAATTTAAATCTCACTCTAATAAGCATTTAATTATGAGAGATTACTACGAAGTTTCTGGATCTGATGCAACTGCAATTGGTTGGGTTGAAGTTTCTGGTGAAGAAGGTCAAAATGGTTACTTATGGTATTTAAAAGCTGAAGGTGATACTAGAGCTAGATTTACTGATTACTTAGAAATGACTATGTTAGAAGCTGAAACTGCACACGCTGATGCTGGTGCTATTGGTGGTACTGATGGTGGTGCTCTTCAAGATGGTACGCAAGGTTTATTCCAAGCTATTACATCTAGGGGTCACTCAACTACTGGTATTACTGGTGTTAATGCTGCTACTGATTTAGCTGAATTTGACGCTATCTTAGCTGTATTTGATGAAAATGGAGCTATTGAAGAAAACATGATGTTTGTAGATCGTACTACTAGCTTAGCTATAGACGATATGCTAGCTTCAATGAATTCTTATGGGGCTGGAGGTACTTCTTACGGGGTATTTGACAACTCAGAAGATATGGCATTAAACCTAGGTTTCTCTGGATTCCGAAGAGGTTCTTACGACTTTTATAAATCTGATTTCAAATACCTAAATGACAAAGGTACAAGAGGTGGTTTAAACGATACTGTTAATGCAATTAGAGGTGTTGTTATTCCAGCTGGTGTATCTTCTGTATATGACGAGCAATTAGGAAAGAATATGAAACGTCCTTTCTTACACGTTAGATATAGAGCTTCTGAAACTGAATCGAGAAAGTTAAAAACTTGGGTTACTGGTTCTGTTGGAGCTTTAACTTCAGGTGTTGACTCGATGCAAGTACACTATTTATCTGAAAGATGTTTAGTTACTCAAGGTGCTAACAACTTTATGTTAATGAACTAAGCACAATTATTTTAAAGAGACTGGGATTAATTTCCCAGTCACTTTATTTTTATTAATTTTATTATATATTATATTATGGCAAAGAAAAAAGAAACAAAAGAAAAGGTAGAGGTACCTGTTGTTGAAACATTTGTTGTTGAAACGCCAAAACCTAAAAAAGTTGAAACAAAATCAACAAATCCAGAAGATAATTGGGAAATTAAAGATAGGATGTATTATTTAACTGGTAATAAATCGCCGCTAACTTACTTAATGAGAGGTAGTAATATTTACTATTTTGATGAAGAAAAAGGTTATGAAAGAGAATTAAAATATACTTCTAACCAAAGAACTTGTTTTGTTGACGAAATGAAAGGCGAGCAAAGATTAGAGCATATTGTATTTAGAACCGGATCTTTAATGGTTCCAAGAAATAAAACTGTTTTGCAAAAACTTTTATCTTTATATCACCCTCATAGAGATAAGTTATATAAAGAACACCAACCTAAAGTTATAGCTGAAAACGAAATTGATATATTAGAAATGGAAATTGAAGCTTTAAATGCAGCAAAAAATTTAGATATAGACATGGCAGAAGCTGTTATGCGTGTAGAGATTGGTTCTAAAGTATCAGAGATGAGTTCTAAAGAACTTAAAAGAGATTTACTATTATACGCTAAGAGAAACCCAACGTTATTCTTAGAATTAGTAAACGATGAAAATGTTGTTCTTAGAAACTTTGGTATTAAAGCAACAGAAATGAACATTATTAAATTATCTTCAGATCAAAGAACTTTTTTATGGGGTTCTAACGATAGAAAACTAATGAATGTTCCATTTGATGAACATCCTTATTCAGCTTTAGCCGCTTGGTTTAAAACTGATGAAGGTATGGAAATATATTCAAATATAGAAAAAAGATTAAATTAATCTAACTGTAGATGCAGTCGCTCTACGGGGCGATTGCAAACTACAAATTAAAAAGAAATTATGGTAAGAATTGATGATGTATATCAAAAAGTATTAGCTATAGCCAACAAAGAACAAAGAGGTTATATAACTCCACAAGAGTTTAATTTATTTGCTGATCATGCTCAAATGAGTATATTTGAACAATACTTTTATGATAGAAATCAATTTGCAAGAAGGGCAACAGAAAATAGTACTATTGAGTTGTTAGAACAAAAAATTCAAATATTTGAATCTNATCCTGANTTTTTTTCTAGTGGAGATAACTTACCAGAAAACACTTACCAAATTGATAGTGTTTCAATAGTTTTAGATAGTGGAAAAACAATACCTATGCAAAGAGTTAGTAAGCGTGAATTACAAGGTATATCATCTAGTCCTTTATTATCTGGAAGCACTCTTGCTAC